TTATTCAAAAGTGTTGCCAAGTCAGTTGTTGCTGATTTGGGTAAAGCATTTGATCACACGATTACGTACACACGTAAAACATCTCCGACGTATAACACCAGCACTGGAACGCTAACGACAAGCGACACGGCTTACTCGTTTGACGCTCCAATCGAGTTTGTGCGTTCAGAGGAGGAAGCCGAAGCGGAAAAACGTACAGGCAAGCTGTATGTAACGCCCGATCAAATTGGCGACAACCAGCCAACGTTTGAAGACACGGTGACTCTGAAGTACGCAGGGTCTAATCGCGTTGCTCAAATTACAGATATTCGCACGTTTAAAGGCGATCAAGAGTATTTATTTGTTTTGGAGGTAGTTTTCTAATGGCTAAATTTGCAGACACAAACTTAGACGATTTTGAAAATGATTATGAAGCTTATTTCGACAAAGCTTTTAATAATTTAATTCAAACCGCTGTAGCAGGACTTTCAACCCCAGAGCATAGCCCTGTCTATACCGGGCTTTTTGCATCCAGCTGGAAAGCCAGGCAAAACAGACCTATCGAAAGAGATTCGAGAGAAAAAACTGATCGGTTTAGGCGAGACAAAGACCCCTGGAAAAATGCTTATAAAACAAAAACCACAAACAGTGCGGGTAGGGAAACTGAATGGGGGCCAATGCCTCAAGGCGGTATGGAGCAAATTAAAAGAAGGTTTAAAGTGCCTGATTTTAATTATAAAAAAGGGCCTGTCTATATTGGCAATCAAGTTTATTATGCTCAGTACGCTTTAGAGGATGGGCGTCCCTTAGCGTTTATACAGGGAATGAAGAAAATTGTCGATAATGCTTTTCAAGAAAAACTTCGCTTGGGTAGTATTTATGCAGGTGTATCATTCGCTCCACAACAACAAATGGGTGGTCAGCTTGCTGCTGACTATCAGGGTAATCCTATTTTGGAGTGATTTAACTAATGACACTTGTAAATACCCGAGCTGCTTTTGAAAAAGCCGTAACTGATGCGGTAGTTGCTGCAGACGCCACAGTGTTAATGATTTATGACAACGTTCGATTTACTACGCCAAGTAAAACCAAAAAATATGTGTCAATGAAGATTACGTTTAACCAGTCAACTTTGCAAAACCAGGGCGCTGCCACGGACTATTACAGCGGAGTTGTCCAATGCAATGTGTATGTGCCCAAGTCTGCTGGTACGGCAGCACTTGCAGCAGTTAGCGAGTCAGTGATTGACGGTTTAACTTCTGTTAATTCTGCTAACTACACTGACGCTTTTAGTGTTTCTCCAAGAGTTTTAGACGTTACTGGTCCTAGTGCTTTAGAGCTTGAAGACCGTCCCCATTTTCTAGGAATTATTTCTTGCCAATTTACAGCAGTTGTATAGTATATTAGTTGAAACAACATTGTTTTATGCGAGCCACTGAACTGCTTCGGAACAAATTTGGCATTAGTCAGCTTTATAAGCATGAAGTTAAAGATGGCGACGAAGTGGTGCTTGAGGTTTACTGGCATCCGCTAACTATTGCCGAGCGGGAAGCCATCCAAAAAAAAGCAGGATCTGACGATGCCAACGATTTTGCGCTGGGCATGATGATTGAAAAAGCTCTGGACGCAGATGGCAAGCGTCTGTTTCAGGACGGCGAAAAAGCTCAGCTTAAAAACGCTGTAGACGCAAGCGTATTGCAGGATATTCAACTTGCCATGCTTTCTTCCGGCGCTGAAAACAAGGTGGAGGAAGCGAAAGCTGACTTAAAAAGCTAATAGCAGCTGGTTTTTTATTTTTTTTCTAGCCAAAGAACTGGGCACTACGGTGGCCCAGCTTTCTTCTCAGTTGACGCATGAAGAGCTGGTGGGTTGGGCTGCTTTTTTTGAATTAAAAAATGAACAGGAAGACAAGGCTAGAGATCGTGTGCAAACCAGTCGAGGAGCGCAAACGATGGGAAGGCGGTAAAGTAAGGCAATAGGTCTTTGGTTTGGGCTTGTGGCTGATTACGGCGTAAATATCGCGGTTGCGGTCAAGAACAGCCAGGCAGTCACGCAGCTTTCTAATAAATTAAAAGACACTGCAGCAAAAATTGAGCATATAAATACTCATTTTAATACGTTTGCAAACATGACCGGAAAGGTTCTTCCTGGCTCTATTGCTAATTTTAATAAAACGCTAAATGATGCAAAAAATAATTTAAATAATGTTGCTTTAAATACTCAAGAAGCGGCTGACGCTGCAAAAGAATTTTTTGAAGCTCAAAATCAAGCTAATCGTGCATTAAAAGAGCAGCAAAGACTGTTGCGAACTGCTCGACTTGCAGGAGAAACAGTGTCAGCTACACCGTTTGGTCCACAGCCCACTGCGGGTTTTACTGCCGAAAAAGGGCGTTCTTTGGTGCAAGCAAAGTTGTTAAGTATTCAAACCCAAGAAGAAGCCAAAGCTGCTGCAAAAATATTTCAAGCAAAAAGTGATTTTGCAGATAAAATTCATCGAATTACAATAGATTTAGATCGCAAAGCTAGAAATGCAGAGATAGACAATATTATAGAAAAATTTAGAATAGAAAATAAACTTCAAGACACTATATTTAAAAAAGCAATAGAAATGGATAAAAAAGATGGTCAAAGGTTTATGCAACAACTTGGTTTTCAAAAAGGTGAAGAATTAAAAGCAATAGCAGAAGTTGACAAAGCAAGAAAAAAAGCAGCAAGTGAGGCAATAAGGCTTACCGGCCAAACCAGCCCAATCGGTGGAGCGGTAGGCATTCCAGGTAGCCCTGCTGCCTTGCGTGCAGCTGAGCGTGCTCAAAGACTAAGATCCGCTTCAAGCAGTGCGCTTATTGGTGGTGCTTTTCCTTTGCTGTTTGGTCAAGGCTTAGGAGCTGCAGGTGGCGGCCTTGTTGGTGGTTTTGGCGGAGGCATAATTGGGGGCGAATTTGGATTTGGCTTGTCGTTGATTGGAACGCAAGTCGGCTCGATATTTGATCAGTTAGCAAGTAAAGCGGTTGATTTAGGAGCGGCATTAAATCCTTTGACTGCAGATATTGAAGCTGTCGTTACAGCAGCAGGTGAGTCTGACACAGAATTTCAAAAACTTCTTGCCGCTTATGAGGACCAAGCAGGAGCGCAAGAAGCTTTAGAATTTGCTACAAATAGGCTAGCAACTGTTGTTGGAATTGAAGGCGTAAATTCTTTAAATGATTTTAATTCTGATATGGTTAGAGCTGGCAGTGAATTTAATAAATTTACCAGTATCGTTTTAGCGGGCATTGCGAATTTAATAAATCAAACTGGAATTTTTCAAAAGTTTATAGATCTAGGAGAAAGGTCCAGACTGCTTATAAGCGCAAAAAGAAGTAATGACCCGGAAATACAACGTTTGTTAAAAGAACGGGCACAGGCCCAAAGCAAGGAAAATCCTTTTTTGGCAGAATTTTTTCCTGTTTTAGCGGCTCAGCAGATACAAAACACCAAAGACATAGGGGACGAAATTATTTCTCTGCAACGAGTTAATGAAGAAAAAGAGCTAGGACTGCAACAAAGCGATTTAGAAGCAAAAGTTTCTGAAAAACGACTTAACGCTCTTAAAGGAAGCAGGCAAGAGTTAAAGGCTCAAAACACCATTCTTAAGAACAATGGAGATATATTAAAACAAGAAGTTTTTGACGCAGAAAAGCTTTTAATTAACGAAAAAATGCTAGCTGAAGTGGATAGAATTTTAAAAAATCAAAAAGAAGCTAAAGTTAAATCAAGTCCTGCAGTTATTGAAGAGCAGTTAGCCCAGGCAGTGTTGAACAAAGAAAATGAATTGCTTAAACTAACTAATCGTCGTAAAAACGCGCAAGAAGCCGCCGACAGAAAAGAAGCTGCTGCGAGTAAAAAACGTCAAGATGAACTTGATCGTCTTGAAGCAAAAAAACAAAAAGGAATCGAGCGAGCTATTAAAGGAATTGATCGAGAGCTGGAAAGTGCAGATAAAGCTTTTAAGCGGGCAAGTAGTCAGCTTGATGCAATTACGCAAAAGCACGAAGACAAGATGGCATTTGAGCGGGAGTATTCTCGCTTGATTCAAGAAGGCAGCACGCCTGCCGCTGCAAAACAGGCGATTGAACTTCAAAAGCAACTTCTTGAGCTTGACAGAAGCTTTGACAAACAAGAGCAACTGCTTAAACAGGATGTTCAACGTGTCAAACTTGCCATTGAAAAAGCAAGAGCTGAGGGTGCAACTACTGCCGAGCTGCAGGCACAGCTTGATCGCTTAAAAGATATTGAAAATGAGATCGCCAAGCTTCCTGGTAAAAAAGGCAAGGCTAAGGGTGCGATTGAAGAAGATCTGGCTCCCGAAACAGGGGCGGATAAGATCCAAGCAGAGATGGACCGGGTAAAAGGCGCTTTAAACGAGCTTATTGACCCCGCAAATCAGGTGATTCTTGCTGCACAAGCAATCGGAGATGCGTTTAGCGAGTCGTTTAAAGGCTTGATTAGAGGCAGTATGTCTGCTCAAGAGGCGTTGGCAAACCTTTTCAGCCGCACTGCAGATCACTTTGCGGACATGGCGGCGCAAATGATTGCCAAACAGATTCAGATGAAAATTCTGGGTATTGCATT